AGCAGGCGAAATAAGGTCAGCTTCTTTTTTAGAAGATTTAGATTTCTCTGATAAAGTATATAGAACACGTTCAAACGCGTTGAAGTTAGCTACGTCAACGCGCTTATTTGTTTTGTTATCGAAGACACTACTAAAGAGCGTCGCTGATATTCCCGGTGTTTTCATCATGATTTGGTCCAACCCAATCTTGTGGCTTAATTAAATCTGGCAATCCGAGAGGATTTGGCCGAGATTCTTTAATACCACGTTCTTTCATCATATTAGCAGTATGTACTTCTTCCCATGCTTTTTGTGCGTCAACATTAAATGCATCAAGTGTACCGATTGCAATAACACACAAATCAATAAGACCATCAACAACTTCAGCTGCATCTTTATTATTAAATGCATCTTCAGTTTCGGTCAATTCTTCTTTCAAGAAATTAATTCTAAATTGAAGAAACTTATTTAACCGTGACCAATCTTTATCTTCACGGTTAAGTTCTTCTTTAATCCAATCATGTACACCATATTTAGAGTGCATATCATTAATATCATTATGCCATTGCTGCATTATACTTTACTCCATTATTTCTATTATTATACCACATATTGCGGCGATTGTAAACCATTAAACGAAAAAATCTTCAAGTGTATTCTGTGGTTCAACTGTCCAACCAATTGAATCAAGAATAAGTTTTAGTGGTTCGATAAACGTTTTTTCAAATTGTTTGTCGTAATCAATGTGCTTATGTAAACCAAATTCTTTTGGTAATACATCAGGAAATGCAATCACGTTTTCTTTGATAATATTAGGCCTTTTCATGTACACAAATTTAATGCGAGAACCATTTTGAATAGCTTCATACTTATTCATCATACCTGATTCTTTGAGTGCCTTATTATATATGAGTGATCCACGCACGTGAATAGGTGAACCTTTTTTGTAGACAGTTTGTCTGTTGCGCCAGTCTGTAATATTAGTTACACCTCGAGGAAACGCTACCTGTTCTGGTGGTAATTGTTTAAACTCGGATTTGAATCTTTGAATATATGCTTGTGTATCTGATTCATTACCAGAAATAATTACATTGAATATTTCTTTGAATTTATCACGACATACCTCAGGAGTAGAAGACTTAATAGCCTCGATACCCATGATTTTTAGTTTAGGTTTATCATATTGAACACCTTCGTTGTTGTGCACATTAAGAATATAACGTTTCTTAGCAGTCCATATACCACGATCTGCAATAGCTTCTCTACCCATTTCCATGCGAGGTTTATGACAATTCATGTTATTGTATAATTTATCATACGCTTTTGAAATACAAGGCTCGAAATGCTCTTTACAAATTTTATCAAGAAATGCAACAGGATCAGTTGGATTTAGTTTTTCTATGAGCGGACCAAAATTAATATATAGTGAATCTGTATCCATTGCAATAACATAATCTGACTTTGATTTGAGAATTTTATTCATCTCTTCATTTACTGCGCGTTCGGCCCACTGAATAGCTAGCTGACCAGTAAGTGTAATGCCTTCGGCAATGCGTAGATCAAAATATTTAAAATACTGGTTACCAATAGCGCCATAAAGAGAATTCATAAGAATTTTAATGGCCATCTGTGAATTAGTAAGGCGACTGATTTCTTTTTCAAGTTCGATTGACTTATCTTTTTGATACTGATTCTCTGCAGCAAGCATCATCTTTTTAATAGATTTACGTTCGTCATAGTAATCAATAATAATATTAGGAATAACGCCATCAGTATTTTTACTGTATGTTGAACCATTTGCTGCAATAGCATATGTGTCATCGTGCTTTTGATTTGTAGACATATAATAGTCTACACCATTAGGTTTATTATACGATGCATCTTTGTTTAAAGTTTCGGGTGACATATTCCATTGCACAATAATATTCGGATATAGAGAATTTAAATCAAATGATACTACCCAATCATGCATGCCGACTTGAGGAGATTTAACATAACCACCTTCAAATCTTTCTTTAAGCATTTCATCACCATGCACAAGCGGAGCTGTACGTTGCCAATTAAGCTTACGATATATAATTGATTCCCATATTGCAGTGGTACCAAACGTGTCAGTATAATTTACACCACCTTTATATGCCACAGTCATAGCAAGAGTAATCAAACCCATCTTATCCTCAAGACGATCTACGAGTTCAACATCTTTCATGTTATAATCAATGTATTTTTGGAAATCATCTTTGTAAAGATTTTTAAGAGAGCCAGATTCTTCGTAAGAAAGTTTCTTTTCTCCAAGTACTACCTTTGCAATATGGTCAAGCTTATATGATTCTTGTGCACCATATGTGTAACCAAATTTTTGAAATAAGTCTAGATAATCAAGAGTTTGGATGCCAGCAAGGTTGTATGTTGTTGCTTCTTGACCACGCTTATTAACTTTACGATGATCAACCATGCCCCATGGAGAAAACTTCTTTACAGATTCTAGTCCAAGTACACGATTGATTCGATTTACTAGATATGGAATATCGAAGAACTTGACATTCCAACCAGTGATAACATCTGGATATGCAGAAGGCATAGACCAATAGTCTAAAAATTTGAGAAGAAGATCAATCTCGTTATCGCATTTAGTATAGCGTACAGGTTTAATGAGGGCTTTTTCGGTGTCATAATTACCCATAGCCCACACTCGGTATACACCGTCAATATTATTTTTTATTGTAATAGCTAGTACTTCTTGATCTGCGATATCAGGCTCAGGAAACCCATCTTCGTATGCAGTTTCAATATCGATAGTACTTACATTAATTTTATCACGATCCCATTGAATATCACCTGGATATCGTTGTGTAATATATTGATGAATATAGTTTGCGTGACCATAGATTTTTAAACCTTGAACATCACGATATTGTTCAAGCCACTGTTTTGACTCACGCATAGAATCAAATTCTACTGGACCAATTACAGCGCCATCTAAGCCACGCCATTGAGACTCAGTTTTTGACGGCACAAAAAACCGGGGCTTAAAATTATCTTTTTTATAAACTCTTTTACCAAGACCGTCATAGCCTCGATATAACATTGAATTGCCATAACGAACTACTGATGTATAAAATGCTGACATACAACCTCCAAATCAAGTACTATTATACCAAATTTTGACGGGTTTGTACACAAAAAAAACGCACTAAACAGCAAACGATTCTCCGCAACCGCATGACGCTGTTGCATTAGGATTTATAACTTTTAAATAAGAACCACCGAGTTCAGTAACATAATCTACAGTACAACCAAGCACAAACATTTCTGCAATTGGATCTACTACTAAATTGCCAGTTGTTGGTGCAGTATCTGTCATTTCCCAAACATAGGTAAAACCAGAACAGCCGCCGCCCTTTACAGACAATAAAACATTTGGCTGTCCTACTTTTTCTAAGTATGCTTGTGCTGATTCAGTCAGCTCAACCAACAGCGCGCATCCTTTCTACTAGACGATCTGCACGATTTGTGACTTGACGATACCAAGCGCTATCTACCATTTCGTCTGCAGCTGCATTCCAATCTTGGGCATCAACACCACGTTTCATGCCTTTAAATTTAGAAAGCCGTGGTCTACCCATATTGAACATCATATTAGCTACAATTTGTTGGACTTCTTCTGGCAAGTCGTAATAATCGGGATAGAGGGTTTCGCAGTCAGACAATACAATTTCGACGTCTTTGTCAAAACACTCGTTGACTCGTTCTTCAGAGATTTCTGTCCCGACTGATTGTCCATATTCTGGATCATCGTTCCTAACCAGATGACCAATGCCAAAAGTAGGAAGGTCGAGATGATCAAGATAGATTTCATATTTAACTCCCTCATCAATTTTTAATTGTTCTCTTAGTTCATCAATATTCATTATTCTCTCCTATGGCAAGTCTACATAATACGGCAATTTATTATCTATATCTGCTGTACCACGTTTGCTTTTTTCATAATTTTCTCTATAAATTTTTGTATAATCTGGTTCGCCTGTAGGTAGACGAGCTACCTTATTTCCACTACAGTCATACACCCATGGTCGTTTATCTGGATCTGGATGAAAATTGCTCATTAATTTTCTCCTATAAATGAGTCTGGAATATCTTTTATATTTGGTCTATCACAATCGCATGTAGTGCATACATCATTATGACATTCTTCACAATCAGGAGAATAGCAATGACACCTATGACCGCAATTTTTACAGTAACGTGGCGCGCTTTGCATGCTATTCTCCTATTTTGTTAGCTAAGCTTAGTATCTTGTCCCAAAACCATTTACATCTGCATTAAGTCTTCGCTCAAGTTCTGCAAGTGTATAATTAGATTCACGATACTTTAATGGTTGACTCATCGGTGTGCCGGGCCAACCACCCTTTTTTGCATCACTGAAACGCATACTAAAAATTGTTTTAATAAAACTACACATTTTTTGTATAAACCTCCAGTGTCTTATGGTTAAGTTCTGCTAGAAGGCTATAATAAGTATGCTCTGGATATTCATGAAGCAGATGACGAGCAATTTGCTCATTAGCCGCCACTTGACGAGACACTTGAATAGCTTTTCCTATAGAAAGAAACCAGCTAAAAAGACTGTTAGAAATATTAACAGTTACATCTTTAAGAGCTAATGAATAGCCCTTCATTACTATTGTTGTCATTCGATTTCCCCTTATGACTATTAATTGTGATCATTTGGGGACGCTTCTCTTCGGGAAGGACTACTTCGAGACCAATCGACAATATTCCGTCCGTCATATCAGCTCCTCGCACCTCAGTGTATTCTGAGAGACGAAAGGATTTTTTGAATT